TAGGTATATATGACTAAAAAACAATCTAAGGAAAAACCGATATGTCCGTCGTTGCTTTAACACCAGAGAAAATACATCACGAAATAAGTAGACACATCGCGAATGGTGTCCCATATATTGATGCACTCGTGGATTACTCTGAGAAGCATGGTATTGAAATTGAGACTATTGCCCAGATAGTAAAAAAGAGTTCGGTATTGAAAGAAAAGATACGGACTGAGGCAGTTGGTTTAAGGATGGTGAAGAAAGAAGATGAACAAGATATCACAGACTTTAGTAAGTGATGATTCGTTTAACGCATACGTTAAATTTCTGGCACTAAAGAAACATTTTACGACGGACAGTTACGATTACTTTAAGTATAATGGAAAGGTACGAGCAAACTTTGATACATTTATGTCTCGAAATGATGCTTATTCTTTCGCTAAATTGGCAAAGAAAGATGATTATGTCAATTTAATTATGAGTAATCTTTTAATAAATAAAAACATCTGCGGGTTCGAGATTTACTCGATAGTGAAGGAGAAGCCAGATACACGAATCGGAG